AAGCAACACTGGCGGAATAGCAGTTGAACTTGTTGCCGGAGGGCTTTCGGATTCGATCATAAGTCTTAGAAACCGGGCGCTGTCCGACACAGGCGTTACTAATACTGATTCACTAGTTAAGTTTGCCAGCAAGTTCCTGACTGATACCGGTGTTAACTTAACTGATGTACTTGCATCACGAATTTATCACTACCTTTCTGACACAGGCGTTACTCCTAGTGACAGTCTGGTAGCAGTATTTACTCCTGGCTTTACTCTGTACGACAGAACGGCTACAGACACAGGCGTTACCAATACTGATTCACTACTAACGCTACGTGTTCATGTTCTCAGTGATACCTTAACCTTTAGTGACTCACTCACTAAGGTTGCATTAATAGTACGCACTATTAGTGATACTGGCGTAACATTAACAGACGTGTTAGCGGAGCGTCTATATCATTATCTTAGCGATACACTCACGTTTAGTGATTCTCTAGTTAAGATAGCCAGAAAGGTACTAAGTGATACGGGCGTTACTCAGACTGATTCATTAATTAGTCTTAGACTACACGTTATTAGTGATACCGGCACTACATCTAGTGATTCTATTGTTAAAATAGCTAGTAAGGTACTGAGTGATACTGGATTAACTCAAACTGACTCAATAGCTAGCCTTAGATTACGCGCTATTAGTGATACTGGTGTCACTCATACTGATACGCTCGTAAGAACTCGTAGTGTGGCACTAACTGATACTCTTACGTTTAGTGACTCTTTAGTACGTGTAGCACTATTCCACTTCACTCTGAGTGATACACTTACGTTTAGTGATACACTCATCACTAGTAGAAGTAGACAACTAAGCGATACACTTACGTTTAGTGATTCACTTCTTACGTTACGTAATCGTAGAATTAGTGATACTGGGGTATCATTCACAGATGTATTAGCAGAGCGTATATATCACTATCTTACTGAAACAGGCGTAACTAATACAGACACACTAGTTAAATTTGCCAGTAAGCTGCTTAGCGATACACTCACGTTTAGTGATTCTCTTTCTACTACACGGAAACCGACTATTAGCGATACTGGTCTTACACAGACTGATTCGCTATTAACTCTTCGTAGCCGTGTACTGAGCGATACTCTCACCTTTAGTGATATCTTAGCTAAGGGGCGTATTAACACAATAAGTGATACGGGTGTTACACCTTCCGACAGTATCACTAAGTTTGCTAGCAAGCTAATCAGTGACAGCATCACCATCAGTGAATCCTTAGCAATTTACAGACTCCGCGTTATTACTGTTACTGATACTGGCGTAACAAACACTGACTCCATCACTAAGGCAGCTAGTAAGTTCATCACAGACACAGGTGTTAACTTTACAGACGTACTTGCAGAGCGAATCTATCACTATCTTACTGATACTCTTACCTTCAGTGATTCTCTTGTTCGGGTTGCTCTGTTCCACTTCACCCTAAGCGATACTGGCGTTACTCAAACAGATACGCTTCTTACACTACGTACTAAGCTGCTCACTGACACAGGCGTCACTAATACAGATTCACTTGTTACACTACGCGTACGTTCACTTTCCGATACGAGCGTCACCCAAACAGATTCTATAGCTAGAACTATTGTTCGTAGTGGATTAAGAGATACAGGTTGCTTACAATCTGTTACTAACCTTGTTACTAATAGTAGTTTCGAGACTAATCTTTCTGACTGGAACGTAATTTCTGGAACGGTAGCAACAAGAGTAAATACAGAATCTTTTTATGGTAGTTGGTCACAAAAAATTGATACTACAGCTGTAAATCAAGGCGCTACTTTTGGTACTGCAGTTAACTCACTCAGCCCAGGCGATGTTATCGTAGTTAGTGCGTGGTTCAAAGCAACAGCCGGTACATTAATGGGTTTAGGTGGTAGTAATAGAACTAATGAACAAGCTCCATTAGGCTCTTTCATCCCATTCACTTGGTTTGCATCCGGTTCTTGGGAGCGCATACAAGCTCCATTTACTATTACAGGGGCAACTGCTCGTCGTGCTGCACTTACTTTTGGTTCTCGTGAGCCTGGTGCAGCAACGTGTTATATGGACGGTGTTCAATGTGAAATAACTTCTACTGGTAATAGTATAGCTGGAACATACGTAGGCACAACGGGTTCAGTAGTTACCATTGATGATGCTGATAGTTTAGTTAAGGCAGCGAGTAAGGTACTTAGTGACACAGGAGTTACTAATACCGATTCGTTGACTAAGTATGCTAGTAAGTTTATCACAGATACTGGCATCTCACTCACCGATGTACTCGCAGAAAGAATTAGTCATTATCTTACTGATACAGGCATAACTCAAAGCGACTCCCTTGTTCGCGCAGCAGCATTCCACTTCTTTAGCAGCGATACAGGAGTTACTCAGACTGACACACTACTAACGCTTATAGTTCGCCAACTGAGCGACACACTAACCTTTACCGATACGCTCTCTACATCTGGCGCTTTATTGCTGAGCGATACCGGCGTTACACAGTCTGATTCGCTCACCACGCTCAGGTTGCGTGTACTGACTGATACTCTTACGTTTAGTGACTCACTAGCATCGAGAACTAGTGCTAGCAGAACTGCTACTGACACTGGCATTACTTCTTCTGATTCCCTTACAAAGTATGCCAGTAAATTCATCAATGATACTATTACGTTTAGTGATAATCTTGGTATCTACAGATTACGGATTATCAGTGTTACTGATACGGGCGTAACTAATACAGATACACTTGTAAAGTACGCTAGCAAGTTCATCTCCGATACAGGCGTTAATTTAACTGATGTACTTGCTGAGCGTATTAGTCACTACAACGTAGATACTGGTGTAGCGCAGTCTGATTCACTTATCCGCAATGCACTATTCCTTCTCTTTGCTAGCGATACTGGTATTGCTTCTTCCGATACGTTACTTACTACCAGGGTTCACGTACTTAGTGATACATTCACTTTCACTGATTCACTTACCAAATACGCTAGTAAGGTACTTAGTGATACACTCACATTCAGTGATTCACTACGAACACGACGTTATCGTGTTCTTACTGATACACTCGCATTCAGTGACTCTTTAAGTAGAGTATTCACTCCTGGCTTAACGGGCTATCAGCGAACGATCACTGACACAGGCATAACATCAACAGATTCAATTTCTAGATCCATTAGCAGAACGCTCAGCACAACTGGTCTTGCACAATCTGATCAACTTTCTGCTGGACAAGTCCAAAACTTAACAGACACCGGGTTAGTACAGACTGACTCCCTTACTTTCAATATTCACAGAGTTCTAACAGATACACTTACCTTCAGTGACTCTATAGGCCACGCCGCCCGTCTATACAGAACACTAACAGAAACACTTCCGCAATCTGACTACATTACTAAGATCGCCTATCACAAGCTGTATATCCTCACAGCATATATGTACCCGAGGTACACAGCTTCTGTAGAACGCCACTACAAGTACAGTGTCCACGGCACTTGGTCAACGCTTAAGACCAATATCTTCAAAGCATACTACGTAAGGGAATGGTGGAAAAAGTGGAAAAGCTAGCTAAAGGTACAATAGAGTTTCTCGTCATCCCTGTCACCGATACGATGGGCAACTTGACAAGCATCGGCGCGGCGACGTATGATCTCTACACAGGCGACGACGCCGCCACGGAGATACTGTCAGGGGTGTCCTGTGTGGTGGATGGAATGAAGATTCTCCCCCTGATTGACACTACTACATTGGATGAAGGCCCATATGACTTATTCGTTACATTTAGCGCTAGTCCGGAGATCCCCCGACTTGGCCCTTTTAGATTTCGGGTTGATGACTAGATGACAAGCATTTGCTTTATTACACCTGTTTGGCAGCGGTATGAGTTAACTGAGATAGTGCTTAAGCACCGAAAAGGTACTTGTGACGAGTTAGCTCAGTATGGCATTGAGGCCACTAGTGTTGTTATCGGTGATGATGACAATATCGACATAGCTAGGTCTCTAGGCTTTGAGACGGTTGAACGTGATAATGAATTCTTATCAAGGAAGTTCAACGATGGATATGAAGCCGCTGTACGTCTTGGTATGGATTACTGTTACCCTGTTGGCTCTGACAGCATACTTACTTCAGACCAATTTATCCACACGGTTGGAGAGGAATTACCCATTTCTTCCCACTACTACTGTATGATACACTCCACAGGGAAAGAGAGGATTGATGTTGAGATCAAAGTACCTGGTGGGATTGGGCCTCTTATTATCCCTGTGGCTATGCTTGCTCAGTTCCCTCGTCCTATTCAGGAAGATATGCGCCGTGGTTGCGATAATGCGGCTAGACAAACTATCCTTACGGCAGGCATACAGATCCTTACAAGGGAAGAGCATCAATGGGAGCATGTGGCCTTTCAGTCGGGTGTTACTCAAATCACTGACTACGAACGGATTAGACGAGTCTACAATGCAGAACACTATCCAATAGATAATGGAGTGTTTCCTGAAATAACGGCCCTATATGATGCAGACACAATTACTGGCATCAGTGATTACTACGCAAGTGGGAGAGCGGAGATAACATAGTGCGTAAAGAAGCGATTATTGATAAGCATACGCTGTTCGAGCGTATTGGCTACGTACCCCATAGCGAAGAACAGTGGCAGATCCACAATGCTACTAATCGCTTTATCATCCCCTGCTGTGGTAGACGGTTTGGTAAGTCACAGGCAGCGGCCCATGAGATGACATACAACTTGTTCATCCCTGACACGATCTGGTGGATAGTCGGCCCTACATACAAACTAGGCGAGAAAGAGTTTCGCGTAGTCTACGACGATCTGAAGAAGCTCAAGGTACTAGATAAGTGTCCTACCAAGAACTACAATGTAAACCAGGGTCAGATGCGTATTGTCACACCATTCAATTCTGTGTTGGAAGTGGTGTCAGCAGAGAAGCAGGATGCTCTTGTGGGCGAAGGACTAGACGGCGCTATTATGTCTGAGGCTGCAAAGCACAAGATGAGTACATGGCAGATGTACATTGAGCCTGCGCTATCAGATAGACGCGGCAGCGCGTGGTTCCCCTCAACCCCACAGGGGTTCAATTGGTATAAGGGATTGTATGATATGGGACAACATGCTGATTTCCCCGATTATCAATCGTGGCGGTTCCCTACGTGGACTAATGCAGCAATGTACCCAGGAGGTTATGATGATCCAGAACTGGTACGTATCCGTGGGTCGGTATCTAAGCAATATTGGGAGCAAGAGTACGCAGCCGAGTTCACTAGTTTTGAAGGGCAAATCTATCCAGAATTCAATGAGATGGATCATGTAAAGCGGATAGAGTATAATCCCGGCTGGAAGAACTTTTGGGTCTTTGACTTTGGATTCACAGACCCCTTCGTATGTCTTGACATCATGGTTGACCCCGCCGACAACGTATACGTGTGGCGAGAGTATCAAGTATCGCATCAAGCTACGTGGACCCACGCTCATATTCTGAAGAACCGTGACAATCCACTAGGTTTTCATATAGATATGATGTACGGCGATCCTCGTGGAGCAGACGAGATTAGTACACTACAGTTAGTATTAGGCTACGTCTACTCTAAGCCTGTGGGGTGGTCGCTTGGTGTGGAAGCTATCAAGCGGCAGCTACAGCCAGCAGAACCTGGATCGTTGCCTAAACTGTTTATTGATCCGTCGTGTGTTCACTTGATTAGGCAGATGAACCAGTTGCGTAAGAAGGAAGTGCGAGAGGACCATAACGAGCGGCCCGGTCAGCATGACTACGATGACCACGGCCCTGACGCCCTGCGTTATTTCTTTAACCACTATTTTGTGCTTGGTCACAACAATACTCTAGAGTCCGTGTATGATAAGAGCTATGCACAGACAGAGGCAGCCGGATTTTTTACGTACTCTAGTGGGATCTCGATGGGAGACGCGATAGGATATGGCTAAGCTACCTAGCTTAACACGATCAGCGCGTAAGCCCGTCAGCGGGACTACACTAGAGTCTCAGCAAGCCGTTCCGATTCCGCCTGGTATTTATCAGGAGATGGGGTCACAGCGCATTACGCCGCTGATTGATCCAGTTCCTGAGCTTGCTAACCGCGCTACAGCCATTCGCACCTATAAGAAGATGATGCGTGGCGATGTATCAGTAAGATCATCAATGCGCGCAGGTAAGGCTAGCGTACTAGGCGCGGAGTTCTACATAGATGCTTACGACGAGTCAGAAGAAGCTCAGATCGCTAGAGAGTTCGCTGACTACAACGTATTCCATGCTCCAAGCATTCCGTGGACTAAAACGCTTGAAAGCATCCTCAGAATGTTTGAGAACGGTTTTGCTATTCAAGAGCCTGTATTTGAATTGCGTGAGTGGGCACCTAAGAAGGTCAAGCCGCTCGCTAACCTCAAGAAGTACACTATGCTTAAGAAGCTCGCTGATCGCCCGGCCAGCACTATCGGTCAGTTCATCTACGATGATAATGGTGGTATCCTCTCCGTAGATCAGAATGCTGTTGATGGTAACAACAAGGCCACTATCGTTACTATCCCTATTGAGAAGCTGATGATCTTCACATTTGAAGGTGATGGTAACGTAGAGGGCGAAAGCATCCTGCGTTCGTGTTATCGCAACTGGTATTACAAAGACAAGCTCTACACCATCGACGCCATTCAGAAAGAGCGCCACGGCATCGGCGTACCTGATATCGAGATTCAACCGGGTGCATCCAAAAAGGAAGTTAATCTGGCTCACGAGCTGGGTGCTAACCTCAGAACTAATGAAAAGTCTTATATCGTTCGCACACCGATGATGCAGGTCGGGTTTGCTGAACTAAGCGGTAACCCTGTAGATGCGCTCAGTTCAGCAGCGCACCACGACAACCAGATTATGAAGAACATTCTAGTGCAGTTCATCAACATGGGTATTGAAGGTTCCGGCGGTAGAGCAACAGGCGCCACAGCCTTCGATATGTTTATGAAGGCGATGAGGTATGTAGCACAGATGATCTGTGACTACTTCAACTTGTATCTCATCCCACAGCTTCATTCATACAACTTCCTCACACAGAAGTTTCCTAAAATGAAGGTTCGCAACATTGGTGAGGTTAAGGACTTCCAGATGTGGAGTGCCGGTATTCGCAATCTGATGACAAGTAATGGTATCACTCCTGATATGGATACTGAGCAGTTCCTTCGTCAAGTTGCTGATATGCCTGCTAAGACAGAGCCTCGCCCTGAATACACAGACATTGCTCAGACAGTTGAGCGCATTAACGTCAATGCTGATACTACTGGTGGCCCAGGTATCGGTCCACCTGCTCAGGCTAAACCCGGTGCAGGCGGACCAACAGCACCCGGTAAACCTAATAAGCCTGGTGGCTCTACAAGTAAGAACGGTGGCGCTGGTAATACGCCGAAGGGTAACTCACCAGTATGACCGACTTCTTTGAGACACCTGTTGACACTGGCGTAGACCCTTCAGACACACTACTGTCAGAAATATGGTATAACTATACGCCTACTGACACTGGCGTAGATCATAGTGAGTCTATCACTCTGTTCATCAGTACCACTATTGCTGACGATGGGTTAATTCTATCCGATGTACTAGACAGAGTAGCAAAGTTTCACTTCGTAGCCAGCGATACAGGTATCACATCTTCTGACTCTATCGTTAGAATCAGAACTAAACCTAGAGCTAATACTGACACAGGTGTTACTAATACCGATTCACTTAAGCGGGTGATAAGAAGTTTCTACAGTGATACAGGTGTAAGTCAAACTGAGACTATTACACTCGTCACGAGAAGAAGGTTTAGTGACACAGGTGTAACACCCTCAGATTCGTCTGTTAGATTCAAGGATTGCTATAGAGCGCGGTCCGACACAGGCGTAACGCAGACTGACGGTTTCTTTGTTGAACACATATACGGTATTAGTGATACAGGAATCACCGTATCGGATTCAATACTGTACATGGTCGATAGGCGACCAGGCGATACAGGTGCTACTCAGACTGATTCACTTGTCTATGGTACGTGGTTGAATACTCGCACTACTAACATGGCAGTTCTTTGTGAGGGTAACTGGACAGTCGCGGGTGTGCCTGTTTGGACTGTGCAGACTACCCAGAATAATTGGTCTATCAAGGCAGGAGTTTAATGCCGGTTGTTAGGCTTACGGCAGGAACTAAGGAAATTGTGCCGGTAGATGTTCAGGATCGTTCTGGTACAATAACTGATTTATCCACATACTCTCCAGTCTACTCAGTTCTAGATGATGCTGATGTTGAGTGGTATTCACTAGAAGCAACTAGCGCAACCGCTATGAGGATTCTTCCACTAATTGACACTTCAGTAACTCATGTGCTAGGCGCTTGGCCTCTAGGTCACTACCGCCTGTTCGTTGGATTCACTACTCCGTCGGAAGCGCCAATTCTAGGGCCAGTTGACATTTATCTTATCAATCGTGTTAATACGTTCTGGACGTAACAGGGAGCAATATGCCAAACTTTGAAATGTCGCATTCTGAGCCGGGTACAGGTAGTCCACCTGCACCCAACACGAATCACCCAAACGTAACGGGAGATACTACGCCCCCACGCGGCATTCGTCGTGATGCTCCCGCTATCGTTAATCCCAACGCTGCTACAGTGAGTGGTAACCATGAGTAGTACATACACACACATCATGGGCAAGATTACTGGAACACCGTGGGTTATTGAACCTACGATGCTACAGACGATCGTTAGTATTGTGGAGCGTAGGATTGCTGGTGAGACTGTTGACTCTAGCGAGTATGCATTCGGGCCACAACCGGGCGCTGATGAGTTAACAGAATCACAGGCCGATCCGGCATCTCCTGTGGGGGTTTTGAATATTAACGGGCCGATTTTCCCTAAAGCCAATATGATGACTCAAATGAGTGGAGCTACTAGTATCGAGAAGCTCCAATCGGACTTCCGCCAGATGGTATCCAATGATACGATTAAATCAATCGTACTCAACATTGACAGCCCTGGCGGTATGTCCGATCTTATTATGGAGATGGGTGACACAATCTATGAAGCTCGCGGCCAGAAGCCTATTGTTGCTGTAGCGAATACGACAGCCGCTAGTGCTGCGTATTGGCTAGGTTCGCAAGCCGAGCAGTTTTATGTTACTCCATCGGGGCAAGTAGGCTCTGTAGGTGTGTATACCGTCCATCAGGACAAGTCTGCACAGCAGGAGAAGGAAGGTATCAGTACTACTATGATATCTGCTGGTAAGTACAAGGTAGAAGGTAGTCCGTTCGGTCCTCTAAGTGACGATGCTAAGGAGCATATGCAGGAGCGAGTAAACGAGACATATGCAGAGTTCGTTAGTGCTGTTGCTAGAGGTAGAAACACTAGTGAGGAAGTCGTTAAAGAATCGTATGGCGACGGTAGAACTTACCGAGCCAAAACAGCTCTAGCGATGAACATGGTGGACGGAGTACAAACACTCGACTCAGTAGTGGGTGGGATGATGCAATACTCGACAGGCGGCTTTGTCTCTGGCACTACCACAGGTAGTGGTCAGTGGACATACGTGCCATCAATTACATTCACGAACGAACCAAAGGAAGGTGAAAGCATGGAACCACTTACTCCTGAGACACTAGCGGCGCTAGGTCTTAGCGAGGATGCCACAACGGAAGAAATCGAAGAGGCAGTATCGCAGCTAGTTATGGAGATTACGCCACTCCGCGAAGCATCTGCACAGCAGCTTGCATTTGCGGAGCAGTTCCCTGAGCAGGCAGCTATGCTTGAGTCGCTCAAGGCGCGTGATATCGAACAGTCTGCGAAGCTGTTTAGTGAGTCTTATGCACAGTTCTCTCAGGACAGCGCACACGGTTTCTCAGGCGTTGCTCTTGAGATGATCGGCGAAACGCATAAGAAGATTTCCTCTGGCGGCATTACTCACGATGATTTCAAGGAGTTTCTTGATCTCTTCACAACTAAGGCTGCTATCGTGGATTACACGGAGCGTGGTACGAGTCGTGAAGCTGAGGCTATTACGGCTGAATCAGGTAAGGATGCTGCTACGCAGATTGCAACATTGGCTCACGCCGCTGTTGCTGAAGCTGGTGGCAGTTCTAAGCTGTCGTGGGGTGACGCACTCGCACAAGTCGCGGCTGTTAATCCTGAGCTAGCTGCAATGTATCAGGAATCAGTGGGAGGCGGTGAATAATGGTAGCGTATGGTAATTACGGAATCGCAAAGGGTTACGACGCCGACTCTCAGATTCTGAAGTTCCGTGCAGTAACGTGGGGAGCAGCAGCAGAGAGCGTTGTAGCTGTTACAGTTGCAGGTAGCTCTGGCGTTGGTATCTCACAGTTCGACTGTCTTACCGCTGAGATTCTTCAGGGTAAGGGAGTCACTGTGATGGAAGATGGTATTACTGAGTGGGAACTCGGTGGTACTGTTACTCGCGGTGATCGTGTTACAGTGAAGAACGACGGTACTTGTGTCGTTGCTGCTGGATATGATTTCCTGTGGGGAGTTGCACGACAGTCGGGCGTTTCAGGCGACAGGATTGCTGTTAGCCTAGAGGACGCTAAGAACCGCAACGAGACAACCACCTAAGGAGGTGACGAGTAATGGCAATGTATGATCCCGGTAAACTTTATGTAGATCCTATCCTAACCGGCTTCTCGGTCGGTTGGCAGGATCAGCAGTTGTACGGTGAACGCCTGTTCCCCGTCACTTCTGTACGAACTCCGTCAGGACGGTATCGTGTTTATGACCGTTCTAACTGGATTGCCTTCCCGTCTAGGCGTGAGCCTGGAACGGTTGCTAACGAGGTCCGTGGGGGCAAGTGGGCAGAGGATACATTCAATACCCGCGAGCATTCTCTACAGGCCGCAGTAGCAGATGAGGAAATGCAGGAGCTTCACTCTCAGGGTGGTTTGGCTGATGTTGTGTTCGGTGGCGGATTGCAGCTTGATCCTCACCGTGACGCGACTGAGCTAATCACTCGCTCAATCATGCTAGAGCATGAAGTGAAGGTAGCAGCGGCTCTTCGTCTAGCCGGTAACTACGCGGCTGGTCACGTTGTTACTCTTGCAGCAGCAACGAAGTGGAGTGACTACACGTATGTCACACCGGGTATTGTAACATCGGTTATTTCCAATCCTGTTGCTGATATTCGCGCAGCTTGCTTCAAGGTGTATATCGACACTGGACGTTGGCCGAATACGATGACGATTCCGATTGACGCTCTCGGTATTATCGAGCAGCATCCGCGAGTTGTTGATCGTTTCAAGAACTTCGTGCTAACTGATCCAGAGGCGTGGAAGTCGCTTATCAATGTTCCGGCACCGCAGAATATGTTTATCGTCGATTCCAAGATTAACACGGCGAATAACATTGATGCTACTGAGAGCATTACTAGTCTGTGGGGACAGGACGTGTGGATCGGTCTTGTTGACCCGAATCCGGGTCAAAAGACGTTCACGTTCGGTAAGACGTTCTCGCAGATTTATCCCGACGGTTCGACAAGGCCCACTGACCGTTGGCGTGAGGAAGAGCGGAAGAGTGATATCGTTCGTACTTCGTACAAGTACGATCTTAAGGTTATCTCTAACACCGCTGGTTATCTTATCAAGAACGCGGTTGCAGCCGTCTAAACAGGAGCGTGAGAAATGGCAGCTAAATACTACACTTGGTCACCAATCCGTACAGGAGAAGGTGAGGTAAAAGCAGGTACTGTTGTTACCGCAAAGGACTTCGGTGCGGATTGGGATGACCTAGTAGAGTGTGGCGCCATTAGTACTAAAGTATATCCTAAGATGCCTGCCACTTTTACCGGAAGCGTTAGAAGTTGGAGGAATGAACAGCTTAGGAAGATAAAGATGGACGATCCAGACCTCGATCTAGATGAAGAGGAAGATGATGGTGAAGTAGTAGCTGCTTAGGCTACTACTTCATTATCAACACACTATGGCTGCTAATCTTTATGCTACGCTAGACGATATCAATGCTCATCTACCTGTTGAGCAGGGTAAAGCACAGATCCGTGACAGTGAAGATGATCTGCTTCAGATCGACGCTTATCGTCTAATCCGTGGTAGGCTCTCAGGCACGTTCGATCTCACTATAATCAATGCCTGGGTTAATCCTGCTACGACGCCTGAACAGATCAGGCAGATAGCTGGAAAGATTATCGCAGCTAAGTGGTATGCACTACTAGTAGCGGAGGATGAACCTGATGGTTCTACATTCGCGCAGAATCTCTACAACGAGGCTATAGCTGCTCTCAATGATATCCGCAATGGTACTCTAACTGTTATCGGTGTTGATGGTAATGAGTTAGAGAACTCTGCACTCATTGAGAGCAGCTTCTGGCCTAACGATACGTCGCCAGACCCGTCGTTCACTATCGAAGAGACTTGGGCGTAGTGTCTAGTTTCACATACGATACTAGCGATCTGGATGAAGCAGCTATCGCTATTCACCGATTTGCTAATTACATTGACGATGAAGAAGTCTTGCAGGGCGCAAAGCGTATCGCAATGGACGATATGAGAAGGCGCTTTGAAACCGAGACTGACCCTACAGGCGCAATGTGGACTGAACTAACGGAAAGTTATCAAAGAAGTAAAGCGGAGGATGGTTTCCAAGTCCACCCTATCTTGAGCAGAACTTACCATACAGGTAATCCTAATTCTCTACGTAGTGCCGCTACGAGTGAATCGGCGTGGTCCGTTAGCGGTGAGTCTGTCTGGTTTAATACTGATGGGCTTCCCCCCTATTGGGAAGCCCACGAAACAGGTAGAGATTTTATAGAAGGAAAAAACGGACCTTATGGTTTTATGCCTGAGCGCCGCTTCATCGGTTTAAGTGAACAAGCGCGCGAAGAAATTTTAGCTCTCACAGGAGCTTGGCTAGAAGCTGGATTAGCACAAACAGTAGCGCCGTTCAAAAGCCACATATCTCCTGTTGGTAGGCGCTTTGGTGAGAGCTTTGGTAGAGGTACGATTTCATCGTTCGCTGCTGGTGCTGGCGGCAAACCACAGTATCGTGTGACTGGCCCTGGTATTAGAGGGGCGCAGTTTGGGCCTATGGTATAATGATTACTACTACCTGGGAACTCGTTGATATGGTAGTCGCTAGACTAGAGGCACAGTCTGGCCCGTTAGGTATCAAGTTTGTTGGAGCATATGAAGAGAAGATCATACCAAGATTTCCAGCAGTAGTTGTAGTGCCCGGAGGACAAGCTAAGACGTTTCATGCTACACATACATTTCAGATAAACGCCACTCTCTACTTCTACGTTTATCACGCTAACTTGACTCTAACTAAGCGCGAAAGATCAAAGGCTGATTTACAATTAGTTTCTACGTTAGAGACTGAGTTAGATAGTGATATGGGTTGGACTGATGAGACTGGTTCAAGAAGTGTAATACAGGGCTGGGTAGAGCAAGAAGAACCAGGGATACTTCAACCTAGATCATCGAAAGGCGATGCAGTTATTTGTACTAGGTTAACATGGAGAGCAATAAGTCAGCGGAGGTTCTAACGATGCAGATTAAATACGATTGGCCAGATATGCCTATTGGAACTCCGCTCTCATTTGGTGGGCTTCTAGTGGTTAATGGTCAAGTCATGGAAATGACTGAAGAGCAAGAAGCTTCATTTAAAAGAACTACGGGTCTGACGTTTGTTCAGGCTGCTCGTAGTACCGCACAGCTATCTATTCCACGGAAGAAGGTGACGAATTAATGGCAACATCAGCAGGTATTGGAGCTACCGGGTTTGTAGGTGTGGCGTTTGAGACTGTGAAAGGTACTTACGTAGCGCCTTATGCACACGTTCCGGTTCTCTCCGAATCGCTTAAGTACACTGAGGACAAGTACTACTCTCAGCAGCTTCGTCAGCAGGTTATTGATTCTCAGGTTACTCCTGGGTATTACCATATCGCTGGCGATCTTGAGATGGAAGTGGATGTTCACTTCCTTCCATACTTCCTCTACGCTTCACGGCATACTTGCCTGAAGGCAGGAGCAGGTCCATACACGTATGACTACACTCCGCTTACTGATGGAGCAACGTCTACGAACGCTGGTACTACACTCCCTAAGACGCTCTCAATCACTTGTGTCCGTAACGGTGAAGTGTTCGGTTACACTGGCTGCACAGTTGGTCAGTACTCGTTCACAGTTGATGGTGGAGTGCTTAAGGTCACGATGAGTATTATTGGTGAGCAGGAAGCTACACATGCTCTTCCGGTTCCTGTGTGGCTTGAGGCTGATCTACTTGGTGCAGACTCGCATAACGTGTTCATTGGTACATCTGGTGCTGCTCCGACGTGGGGTGCGGCAGAAGCTGGATTTAATGGATTCACGTTCATGGTTAACCACAATGCAGAGCCGCAGAATCGCATTGTTGCTAACCGTGGAGCGAGTTTCGTCAAGTTCGGTAAGACGGATCTGGAAGTTGACTCGGAGTTGGACTTCCTCACCCGCGTTGACTATGACAAGATGGTTAACAGTTCTACTGCGGCCTTCAAGTTGGAGTCTACTGTTGGTGGAGCAGCATACAACGGTACTGTCCCTGGTATTTCGCTACAGGCTAACCGTTGCGCGTATGACACCTTCGACATTAACGTCAGCTCAATCGATGCTATTATCATGGGTGGATTCAAGGGTCACGGCCTTGCCGTAGTTGGTGGAGATGCATACAAGATCAAGGTGTGCAGCCCGACCAATGTCGGAGTAACGACCTAATCAGTTAGACAAGCGAATACAAACAGGAGACGAATAAATGCCAGTTGGAACCGTAACGCAAGAACCCATCCGGTACGAGCTAACGAGCTTGCCGCCGGATGGGTTCGTTACGCTCAGGCAGCTTCCTTATTGGGATGTGCTTGAGCGTAGGGATCAGGGTAGTAAAGCAATCATGGAACAGAGTAAGCGTAAGCCCGGTCAGTCTAAGGCTGATGACGATACAAAGATGGTGATTGAGACTTATCAGACCTGGGAGCGGTTCTACACGTTCAAGAACTGTATCGTAGATCACAACATCACTGATATCAATGATGTGCAGCTTGACTTCAACAAAGAGATGACTCTACGGATGCTCAATCCGAAAGTCGGCGTTGAAATCGAGAAGCTGATTGATAAGCTCAACGCTGAGGATGAAGCTGATGAAGAGCTTTTTCCAACTGCTGCTTCTTCCTCCTTACCGACAAAGGTACAGGAGAAGGCAGGTCAACACGAGCCGCAGGCGTCACCGACGCTTACGACAGCCAGCTAATCAACGAGTGCATTACGTGGTTGAGGATAACCCGCCTGTGCAAAGAGTTTAGTATTCTACCTGAGCCAGGCGGGTTACTTCAACAACAGAAAGGTACTGTGATGAGATTGGAAGCAGTACTAAATGCCACCGCTCGTTATGAAGAAGCAGAGATGAAGCGGAGGGATAAGTAATGGCCCGAATGTATGAGATGAATCTCGTCATTCGGTTGCAAGACCGTGCCTCCGCACGTATGCGGCGTATCTCAGGTGACATGAGTGCGCTAGCTCGCCATGCCCAAAGCCAGAACAAATTGATGCAGTTGCAGGCTGAAGCACAGAGAGTGCAGATGAAGCAAGGAGCGGCATTATCTACCCTCCGGTCGATGGAAGTTAGTGATGGTGAAAAGCGATTAGCTAATCTAGCTGCACAATCTGGCTTAACTAAACAACTTCTGAACCAGGAAATTGCAATGAGTACCGCTAGAACTAAACGCGGTACGATGGGGACAATGCAAGTACAGCGTGTGATACCCAAATCTGTAAGAGAAGATTTCATACGCCTAGAGACTGATTTAGAGCGCCAACAGTTCCTTAAGCGGAAGGGGTATAACGCTACTGAGCAGGCTATGATGTATGATTACCACGCTTTGCGTACTAGACAGTTGTTGCTAGACGGTAAGATAACGGAAGAAATGGCCGCTCAGAATAGAATCTTAGCTGGCACTACTGCTGAAGAAGCAGCGCTAAATGCTGAAATCGCACAGCGTTCAGCGTTAACTGCTAGAGGTGCTGCTGCTGAAAAAAATTACGTTCGCGGTAGAACTATCGCTCATGGTGGCTCTCTCGCGTTTATGGGTGGTGCTGTTACCACAGGTCTAGCGGGACTAGCGGCAAGTAGTTATGCTAAGTTTGATGTTAGCTCTACCAAAGCTGCCACTCAGGTAGGGGCTATTGGCAACAGCGCCGCACAAACCACAAAGCAAGCTAAAGAGCTAGAGAAAGCTATACTAGGTATGGCTACTGAGTTCCCCGCTAGCGCTGATGATATGGCGCAGTCAGCTTACGATATCTTCTCTTCAATGAGTCTAGGCGACACAGCCGTTGAGCAGATGACTAACGGCATTAAACTTTTGAAGGTAGCTAACAAGGCAGCAGTCGGTGGACAGATTGATTTGGGTACGGCTACCAATACTATGATTACTGTTCTAAACGACTTCAATCCATCGTTGAAGAACATAGATCATACTATGGCTCAACTATTTTCGACTGTTAGATTCATGCGTGGCGGATTCGGTGACTTAGGTGACGCGATGAATAAACTCGCTCCCGCTGCTCACGCTTCGGGTCAGTCGCTATTGGAAGTAGGAGCTGCTATTGCTCAAGTCACAAGAGGCATCCCTTCTCAAGCACAAGCTGGTACGTCTGTAGCTAGGTTGCTTGATGTGTTTGGTAGGCCGGACTTTCAAGAGGGGATGCGTAAATTCTCAGCGAAGTTTAAACAGGATCTTGATATTACTAAAGTAGCAGCAGATGGTACTGAGCGACTAATACCGCTGCATGATATTATATCAAAAATCGTTAAACTCAGTCCCCATCTTACTGGCGGCGGCGTCGATCTTCAGAACACCATTAAAATTATTACTGCATTAGGTAGTGCCTCAGGTAAGGGCGGCACTCAGAGTACTGTGCAATCACGGCGCGCTTTGACTGAGCTGATAATAGGTTATAAGAATTACAGCAGTATTCTCAAGCAGTCTAGAGAAGATACTGTTGAGTACGACAAGTCTGTTAAAGCGCTGTCTGAAACTGCTGGCGTCAAGTGGCAAATAGCGATGAACAAGCTAAAGGTAGCATGGATTCAGTTTGGTCAAGCAGCAATGCCTATTCTTCTTAAAGTGCTTGATCTCCTTACTAGGGCGTTCACGCACTTCAGTCGTATGAGTTCTGGACACAAGAAGATTATTGCTTCTCTTATCGTGATAGCTGGCCTAGTTGCTACTGTGGGGGGTTTGTTCGCCTCTGCATTCGGTGGCATTTTTATGTTGCTGGCTTGGAATCGCTTGCGCCTGGTTTTGAAAGCTACAGAAGCTCTTGGAGTCGGAGCAGAGGTAACAGCTACAAAGATTGGTTTAATTAGTAAAGCACTATTAATAATGCGCCGTTTGGCGGGACCGATAGCTGTTGTTGTTAGCATCCTTTATAATATTTCAGATAAGAAGAAGCGCCACAAAATTTGGGATGACGCTAAACACGGTATGTTAGGGTCTGCTGCTTTGGAACTTACTGTAGGTACAGATTTCGGTATCGGAGATCGTTTTGGAGGAAGAAAGTGGAAACAACCTGCTAAAGATCGTGAGAAGTGGATCAAAGATGCGCTCAAAGATGCGTTGAGTAGTAAGAACACGTTTGGCATTACTAATCTTAACAAGGTAAATAAGCAAGCCGCTGCCGCAGATAAGTACGGTACAGATATGCTTGCCTGGGCCAAAAGAATGACAGCGGCGGAGGATGCTTCAACTAAGAAGATTGCGTCTTATTACAAGCGGTTAGCTAAGGCTAAAGTAGAAGCTGCACAGGCAGGTAAAGCTGCTGAAGAACAGTCTCTTAAGACTATGGAAGCGTTCATGGTTTCTAAAGAGTCAGCTTTCCGCTCTTCCAATAAGCAAGGTATGGACTTGTTCGGCGGACCCGGCGCGGGTGGGCCTATCATGGGAGCCTTTAGCGATATCAATAATCTTCTTGCTGGTCTGAACATTAAGCCTATTCCAGTCCCTGTGGAGTTTATTCTGCAAGCGCAGGATTTCCAGGTTAGTCAATTTGAGGACTGGCGATCGGCTCTAGATATGCTAAAGAAGAGGCTCGGCCCTAAGTACAACAAGATGGTGTTGGAGCTACAGAGTCAGGGAGTAGCTTCTAACCCACTTGTTCAATCTATGCTTAAAGCAACACCAGCGGAATTGAAGAAGTGGAAAACTAATTGGGATAAGATGCAGACCGATATTGAGGCAGCAACTAAGGCTGACATAAAAACACTAAAGGATCTGTGGGCTACTTACCCAAAGGATGTTGTAACTCGGATTATGCTAGGTTTGCAGGATGAAGAGGGTACGCTTTCTAATGGATATCGTCAGTATCTAGTTGGTACTTATCCACAGCAACTTGCTGTTGAGTATGGCAAGGCTTACAACGAGTCTCTAGCTAACTGGTTTGCAAGTAATCCACCCCCCGCACCCCCAAAACTACCCCAAATGCCTAAGCCTAAAGTTGGCTCCGCTTCAGCCGATAGAGCAGATATGGCAAAGCATCCTGAAAACTACAATGATTATCCGTGGGTAACTGATACTCCGTTCGGTATCACAGAAGAGATGTACAAGCGTATGCTGAAGTACCTCGGTTATGTTACTCAGATTAACGGATCAGACTTCTTTGGCAATCCTAACCTTGTCCGTAAGAACGTCGTTGGCCCTCCTGCGCCAGTTCTTAAGTCTCCTAATATGACACCAAAGGGTAGTCAGAAGGGCGCACCGTATCGCAGAGCGGGTGGCGGTATTATCCCCGGTACTGGTAGCGGTGACACAGTACCCGCTATGCTCACTCCTGGTGAGGTCGTACTTAACAAGCGCCACATCAAGAACGCATCGCAGATGCTTGGCACGGCCAACCACCCACAGGCAGTATTCAACAAGGTACAGCATTTCGCTAAGGGTGGCGTAGTCGCTGCGAAGAATTACCTCGGCATGAAAGATGTAGAGTTCATCAAGAGTTCTGACGGTACGATTTCAGTTATGCATGTTAAGGGTAGGGATTACCTTAGTAGATATCGTAAGTATTCTCCGGGGCAACCTGGGTATGACTTGCTAGGTACGCAGGGTCTACACCTTACTCCTGAGCAGCTTCATCCCGGTAAAACTAAGGGACTAAGTTTATCTGGTATAGGCCACGGTATAGCAGGTCTAGCGGGTAAAGCAAAGCGCTATGGGACTGGCGATCTTCTTCACGATGTTAAGAGCGCCGCGATATCAAGCGTTAAAAAGCAGAAGCACTACGGAATAGGTGACACTCTGAGAGATGTTGATGCTGTTATTTACGGTGCTACAGGCGCACACGCGAAGTCTATAGGCAAGGCTTACGTTCCGTGGGTTAAGCAATCCGCTAAACAGCAAGCTGAAATAGCTCGCGTTGGAGAAGGCGCAATGTTTATGGGCCTGCCGATACTAGGTAGTGGCCTAGCTAGTGGAATGGCCCAAAGCGGCTTTATGTCGTACAGCATGAGAGCTAGCGCTTTAAGTTACCATTCTGCGACTAAAGTAGCTGCTCGTAATGCTGCGCGTAGGGCTAACGCTATACATAAGGGAATGCCCGGTAGTATAGGCCAAAACGCTTTCGGTATTACTCCACATCCGCATCCTGTCAGCAAGGTAGTAAAGACTGATGCAGAGGAAGCTGCAAGAGCTAGTCATCAAGCTAATATGTTGGCTTGGCGTAGAGAGTACAATGAATTGCAAGAGAAGTTTGGTGACTATGGAACCGGTCTAACTGAAGCAGAGCAAGCAGCTAACAAAGCTAGGCGTGTTGAATTAACTGCTCAGATGAGGAGCGCTACTGCCGCTAGACCTACTGCCGCTAGAGCAGCTACATCTGATATCATTTCACCTGCACAACAAAAGATTATTAATCAG